AGAGCTGAACTTATGGCAACACTAGAAGACAAGAAACTTGGGCAAGGTGCAAGTAAACATTGGAAGATAATGCGAGAGCATTTAGATTGGTTTATGAAACACAATGCCAAAGCTTACATGGTCTTATTAGATTAATGTTATGAATGTATGGGCGCGACTCAAGTGTCGCCCATACACCCCGGGCCAGGGGTTACATGTGTTAGGGTTATGGTGCAGTATGCTGCTTAAACATGGACAACCAGACTAACTTAACCCAACACACCCAATAGAGGTACCAAGCGGTTTCCAAAATCCGAAACTTTTTTAATTATTAATTAGTATATATACAAAGGGGTCCCACAACCTACGGTTATATTGCTTGATTTTCATAGTCAATGCCGTTAAATTCATTTCGACTTAAAAACAACATGTAAAAAAATTTTACAAAAAATTTTTCGAAATGCAAATAGACTTAGAAAAAATAAATAAATTACCTCCTGACGTTAGAGATAGATTTAAAAAATTATTATTTAAATACAAAGAAGAAAACAAAAAAGAACTTGCACAGAAAGACTTTCTTGCATTTACAAAACAAATATGGCCTGAGTTTATTGAGGGATCTCACCACAAGATTATTGCAAAAAAATTTAATGATCTTGCAACCGGTAAAATAAAAAGACTAATAGTGAATATGCCACCAAGACATACCAAGTCTGAGTTTGCATCAACACTTTTACCAGCATGGATGATAGGTAAAAATCCAAAACTAAAAATCATACAGACAACCCACACAGGAGAACTTGCAGTTCGTTTTGGTCGTAAAGCTAAGACACTAATTGATTCTCCAGAATACCAACAAATCTTTAAAACAAGATTAAGAGAAGACAGCCAGGCCGCCGGTCGCTGGGAAACTGCTCAAGGAGGAGAGTATTTTGCAGCTGGTGTCGGAGGGGCTATCACAGGTCGAGGTGCTGATTTATTAATCATCGACGACCCACACTCGGAACAAGACGCACTCAACATGGGTGCATTAGAAAAAGCATACGAATGGTACACTTCAGGACCACGACAGCGTTTACAGCCAGGCGGAAAAATAGTTTGCGTTATGACACGATGGAACTTAAAAGACCTGACAGGAATTCTTATAAAGAACCAATCAGAACCCAAATCGGATCAATGGGAGTTGGTAGAGTTTCCGGCAATTATGCCGAGTGGTAAACCTGTATGGCCGGAATATTGGAAGCTAGAAGAACTCGAAGGAGTTAAAGCGTCCTTATCACTCGGCAAATGGAATGCACAGTGGATGCAGAATCCAACGTCTGAAGAAGGGGCCATACTTAAACGTGAGTGGTGGAATAACTGGGACAAGGACCATATTCCAAAACTAGATCATGTCATACAAAGTTATGACACAGCGTTTATGAAAAAAGAATCTGCCGATTTTTCTGCTATTACAACGTGGGGTATTTTTAGATTAAATGAAGATAGTCCACCACAATTAATATTATTAGATGCAATAAAAGATAGATTAGAGTTTCCAGAACTACGTAGAATTGCTAAAGAACAATACGATTACTGGGAGCCAGAGACTGTATTGATTGAGTCTAAAGCATCTGGACTACCGTTAACTTACGAACTTAGAAACATGGGTATACCTGTGGTGAACTACACACCATCTAAAGGAAACGATAAACACACCAGAGTTAATTCTGTTGCACCTTTATTTGAATCTGGTATGATATGGGCACCTACAGACAAACAGTTTGCCCAAGAGGTAATCGAAGAATGTGCTGCGTTTCCTTATGGAGATCATGATGACTTGGTTGATAGTACAACACAAGCTATTATGCGATTTAGACAAGGTGGACTAATTGTACACCCTGAAGATTATCAAGATGAAAAACGTGCGAAAACAAGATATAAATATTATTGGTAAATTATGAATGCAATATTAAAATTTTTACAAGCTGCTAGAAATCTAAAAAAAGCAGGTATTACAAAAGAACAAGTTTTAGAGTTTGCTAGACGTGAGTTTGGTAAAATTGAGGGATTACTTAAAAAACAAATAGATGACATATTCAAGAAGTCTGACACAGGCACCAAGCAACAAGGGACTAAAGGTGATGTTGTGCCTATCAAAAAAGAACAAGGCATCATGGCAACAGATGAAGCAGAAGCTATGAGTCCATTAGATACTTCAGAAAATGTTGCAGACGCAATGAGAAAATTAGAAAGTAAAAAAATGATGGACATGAACTTAAGTGAGTCAGCTATCATGAGAAGTGCTGTTAGAGAATTTTTATTTAGACAATTGAAAAAAGGTAAACTTGATATACCTGACGCTGGTGAAAAAGACACCATACTAGGTGTTAGAAGTGACAATGATCCAATAGATATATTTAGAAAAGCTTACGGTGAAGATGCATTAATAGCTGTTACAGATATCTTTGAACAATTTCCTGACCAACTTAGAGGTAGCACTTTTAAAGAAGTAGGAGATTCTTTTGAAAAACTATATAAGTTTAACAGAGGATTTGATTACAACGAACTTCCTGTTCCTAAGAAAAATTATGGTTATGATGAAGGTTTACAAACTGATGAAGAACTTATGGAAATGTTAAGAAAAGATTACAAAGAGAAAAAAACATTAGAAGACTTTGATCCAACAGACAGAAAGAAAAATTCAGACGGTGGCTTAATTAATATATTAAAATTATAATGAAGATTCACGAATACAATGAGATGATGGCGTACCTGTTGCGACCAAGACAGAAGTTTGCTAATGGCGGCAATGTTCTTCCTAAAAATATAAGATTAACTCCAGAGGGTCAATTTAGATTTTCAACTCAAGTGGGACCAAAACCATTTTCAAAAGTGTTTCCTAAAGGAACTAAACTAGAAGAAGTAGAAAAATTTAGAGATCAATATCTTGAACGATTTGGAATTAAAAAAGGACAACTAAGACAAGTTAATCCTGATAGAGGTAAATATGTAGGTGTTGAGGGTGAAAAACATATAAAATTTAATGGTGTCACTTATCAGGTTGCAGTTCAAAGAATGAAAGATGGAAAGATGGTAACTGAAAAACCTTACTATACAACAGACTTAGATGATGCAATAAAAGTTAGAGATGAAAGAGTTACAAAATCTCCTCCTAAAATAGAAAAAGGAGTTTTTAATCCTGACAGAGAAAAACAACAAAAAAAAGTTGAAAAAAGAAGAGCACAACAAAAATTACAAGAAGGCAGACTAATAAAGTATAAAGCTCCTAAAGGATATCAAGTTCATCACATAATGCCTCTTGCAGGTTACAGAGACATGACTGACAAAGACATAGCTGTAATTAGCGCTGAGATGAATCAGGAGATAGCACAATTTGATAAGCCAATTAACAAATTAGTTAAAGAAGCAGAAAATTTAAATTTTGATGAAACAAAATCTCTTTCAAGATTGCAAGAAATAAATGAAGAGTTAGCAGAAATTGTTAAAAAAGCAGAAAAAAAATTAGGTCCCAAATATAAAGGTTTAATTGGTTTTAACAAACTTACACCAGTGCTTGATACATTTGATGATAAAGGAAGACAAGTTTTTAGTGCTGAGCCAGTAGGTATTGATTATTCAAAAACAGTTGGAGGTAAATCTAAAAAAGCTACTAAGATAAAAGACATATCAACAAAAGAACTACAAAAATTAGTTGCTGAGGCACCTACTTTTGGATCAAATCTTGCCTTTGGTAAAGCTTTAGGATCAGCATTAAAATATGTGCCTACACCTGCAGCCACAGTTGGATTAAGCGCAGGCTTTGGTATTGATCCAGAATCTTCTTTAGATAGAACTATTTTAGGAACAGAACTTGCAGCAGCACCAGCATTAGTAAAACAATCTAGTAGGATCACATCTAACCCTTTGTTAAGAAGAGTATTAAATTTAGGATTGAGTCCGCAGATGGCAATGCGTGTAGCAAGAGCTGCATCACCAATAGGTATTTTATCTTTACTTGGTGAAGCTGGTTATAATTTAGGAAAAGAAGCAATGAAAGAACAGGACAGAATTAATTTAATGAGAGAGACTGATCCAGAAGCATATCAAGAATATCTTGCAGAACAGGAAGATCTTTTAGGAGAATCTGCATGATAGGTAAAAAGTCAGGACCACCACCAAAAAGAGGACCCGTATCACAGGGGTTGAATATTAATTATAATGCTGGTAAGACAGTAAAACTGGAGAAAACAAATGGCAGAAATAGACAAATCTTTACCAAACGTAAAGCAGTCAATAAATATACCTAATCCTGAAGAACTACAGGTAGAGTTACAAGAGGAACAAAAAGAACAAGATCAACCTATCGACGTTCAACAAAACGAGGATGGCAGTGTTGATATAAATTTTGATCCTAACTTGGGAAGTCAAGAACAAGGTAACGATCATTTTGCGAACTTAGCAGAATTATTACCAGAAAATGTATTAAGTCCAATTGGGCATGAACTATACGAAAATTATCAAGACTACAAAAGTTCTAGAAAAGATTGGGAACACTCTTATACAAAAGGTTTAGATCTTTTAGGATTTAAATATGAAGAGAACTCCGAACCATTTAGAGGAGCTTCAGGTGCAACTCACCCAGTGTTAGCAGAAGCTGTTACACAGTTTCAATCATTAGCTTACAAAGAATTATTACCGGCACAAGGTCCAGTTAGAACACAGATAGTTGGAATGCCAACTCCCGACAAAGAACAACAATCCATAAGAGTAAAAGAATTTATGAATTATCAAATTATGAGTGACATGAAAGAGTATGAGTCTGAGTTTGATCAAATGTTATTTTATTTACCTCTAACTGGATCTACTTTTAAAAAAGTTTATTACGATGAAATTATGCAGAGAACAGTTTCTAAATTTGTTCCTGCTGATGACTTAGTTGTTCCGTATACGGCTACCTCATTAGACGATGCGGAAACAATTATTCATGTTGTTAAAATATCAGAAAACGAATTACGAAAACAACAGGTTGGTGGTTTCTACAGAGATATAGAATTAACACCAGGACAAGACAATGAATCAGAGTCAGACAAAAAAGAAAGAGAGCTAGAAGGTGTAAGTAGAACAAGAAATCAAAAAATGTTTACACTTTTAGAATGTCATGTAAATTTAGATATAGATGGTTTTGAAGATTCAGATGGTGCAGGTGAGCCAACAGGAATTAAATTACCATACATAGTAACTATTGAAGAATCATCTAGAGAAGTATTATCTATTAGAAGAAACTACGAAATAGGTGATCCTAAAAAAGAGAGAATACAATATTTTGTACACTTTAAATTTTTACCAGGTTTAGGATTTTATGGTTTTGGTTTGATCCACATGATAGGTGGATTATCAAGATCAGCTACTGCAGCATTAAGATCGCTTCTTGACGCCGGAACCTTGTCTAATTTACCAGCAGGATTCAAGATGCGTGGTATCAAGATGAGAGACGAAGCACAACCTATTCAACCAGGAGAGTTTAGAGATGTAGATGCACCTGGCGGAAACTTACGAGATGCATTCATGCCTTTACCATTTAAAGAACCATCAGCAACTTTATTACAGTTAATGAGTGTTGTAGTTGGTGCTGGTCAAAGATTTGCCTCTATCGCTGACTTACAAGTCGGTGATGGCAATCAACAAGCTGCAGTTGGAACAACTGTTGCCATGTTGGAAAGAGGGTCTAGAACAATGTCAGCTATTCATAAAAGATTATATGCTTCTATGAAACGTGAGTTTGGTTTAATGGCGAGAGTTTTTAAACTTTACTTACCTCCAGTTTATCCCTATGATGTTGTTGGCGGTCAAAGACAAATCATGCAAAGTGATTTCGATGACCGCATAGATATTTTGCCAGTTGCAGATCCAAATATCTTTTCACAAACACAGCGGATATCACTCGCTCAAACGGAAATGCAGCTGGCAGCATCTAATCCACAAATTCACAACCAATACGAAGTGTATAGAAACATGTACGAAGCATTGGGTGTTAAAGATATTGATTTAATATTAAAAAAACCAGAGCAACCTATGCCAAAGGACCCAGCATTAGAACATATTGATGCTTTAGCTGGTAAACCTTTTCAAGCATTCCCTGGACAGGACCATCAAGCTCATATTACAGCGCATTTAAATTTTATGGAAACGAATATGGTAAAAAATTCACCGGTAGTTGGCGCTGCAATACAAAAAAATATACTTGAACACATAAGTTTGATGGCACAAGAACAAATTGAAATAGAATTTAGAGAAGAATTACCAAAATTAGCGCAAATGATGCAGATGGCGATGCAAAATCCACAGATGCAACAACAAGCAAGGATGTTACAAGAAAAAATTGAAGGTAGAAAAGCAATTTTAGTGTCAGAAATGATGGATGACTATGCAAAAGAAGAAAAAAGAATAACTTCACAGTTTGATAACGACCCAATTGCTAAATTAAGAGCTAGAGAACTAGATTTACAGGCTAAAGATAACGCTAGAAAAGAAAAAGAAGGTGAAGAACGTCTAAATTTAGATAAAATGAGAGCTATGATGAACCAAAACAATGCAGAAGACAAGTTGGAACAGAACGAAGAGCTTGCAAAACTAAGAGCAGACACTTCAATTCAAAAAACTATACTAGGAAAAACAATACCTTCTACAGATAAGATTCCTGGTAATATTTCAATAGTTAGAAGAGGAGATTAATATGTGGTTTAGTGCACTTAAACTTGGATTAAACGCGGCAACGCACATTTACAAGAAAAAACAAGAAACAAAGATGCGTATGGCTGATGCTCAATGCATGCACGCAGAAAAAATGGCCCGAGGTGAGGAATCTTACCAAGGAAAATTGCTAGAAGCTAGACAATCAGATTGGAAGGACGAGTTTGTTTTGGTGGTGCTCACGTTGCCCATTTTGGTGATTGCGTGGGGGGTCTTCTCGGACGATCCGGGCGCAGCAGATAAGATAAAAGAGTTCTTTGAGCAGTTTCAACAACTGCCGGCCTGGTTTACAAATTTATGGATTCTTGTCGTGGCGAGTATTTATGGTATAAAGGGAACGCAAATATTTAAAAATGGAGGAAAAAAATAATGGCAAATAGACTATACAACAAACAAGTATCACCTAAAGGATATAAAATGGGTGGACGTGTTAAAAAAATGGGTGGCGGAATGATGAAAAGAAAACCTATGATGAAGGGATCTAAACCTGATTTTTTAGATTTAGATAAAGACAAAAATAAAACTGAGTCCATGAAATCTGCAGCAGCATCAGCTAAAAAAATGATGAAAGGTGGCAGAG